CCAGTTGCTTGATCTACATAAGGCTGTTTTTTTGTTTTTTCTATAACCTTATTAATATACAGTTCTATCTCACTTGGTTTTAAGTTACCTACATCAATTTTAAATACTCTTCTTTCTGGTGCACGCATTACTCTGTGAATAAGCATTGCGTCTTCCATCATAACTAACTGCTTCCAAATTCTTCTAGCAGCCTCGACCATTGATTTTCCGTAAGGTAGAAAATTAGTATCTGTTAACATTCTAAAGTGAGCAACTTCATATTCTTCATATTCGCCAATACCACCTTGACCTTCGTCGACAAACTTCACATCGAAATTAATACCATCAGTTGTCTCTTCTACTCTTTTTATTTCATAAGCCGATCTTGGCATTACATTAGTTATACCAACGTCTTCTTTTATATTAAGTATTATAAAGTAATCACCGTACTTACATGCTGCTCTAACCCAATTCCACAAATTAAATTCAACATTTAAAACATCGTAAAACAAATTGTGCAATACATCATTAATCATTTGGTCATCAGACACGATTCTTAATATTTCACCAGTATCTGCTTTCAAAGTGCTTTCATCTGCATATATATCTAGAGCTGATGATATAATTGGATCACTGTCCATTGATTCGTAATCTGTATACAGTTGCAATCTCTGCATAACTGCAGAATAGTTTGAGCTCTGATAATCCATTGTTCTTGTGGAAAATGTTTTACCAGAAGTGTGCAATTTTGAATATCTATCATATGATCTAGTCCCTCTTAAACTACCAACTGATTGATATTTTCTAAGATCGGCAACTTTCACTTTATTCTTAGCTACTCGTTTGATGACTACATTTTGAGACATCAAATCTCTTAATTTTTTAATTACATTGTTGTCTGCCATTTTTTATTATTTTCTAATTAAGCTAGTTAAATCAAATGATTCGTCACTACCTACATCCATAGTCCAACTTTCTTTCACTTCTTTTGGCATAGCATCCTTACCTGTAAATATAGGAGCAACACCTGTCATAGATGATAAAATAGAAGTTGTCATATCGTATCCGAGTGTTCTCAGTTTTATTGCAGTGTCTCTTACCCAAAATGCCATAGCTAAAGCCATTACCAAATCATCATTAAATCCTCTTCTAGCTTCAGCTCTACTACCGTTCCAAATGAAAACTTTCATTTCTTCTATTGTTCTCATACTCTTTATAATAGGTACTTGTTCTCTGCACATTATTTCCAATTTAGAAATAAGTAAAGGTCTGGTAATACTATTCATTGACATACCAGCAATAAGTTTATGATCTGGTTTTAAATCATAACCTATGTCTAATTGAGTTTTTGTATCAACAATTGTTAAGTTTGAATTGCTGTAAAATAAATTATCGTAACTTCTATCAATAAGCTGTTGTATTGTTGACCATCCTACATTAGAATTATCAACCACTACCAGTGCATTATTATAATCAGTACCCATAGATACCAATACATCACCGAATGTTTTCGGATCAACTTTTTCTTTAAACTCAGCAACTTGCTCTAAGTTATCTAATCTAAACACATGTGCTGCACAGTAGTCACTACCATCACCTCTCGCTACATCGCCAGTTATAATATAACTCAATTTAGAATCTGCATATTGCCATACCCACAGCGATCTATTAACACCTCTTTTTTCTAAAGGATCACAAACTGTTGTTTTTTCGTAATAATCTATATCAGTACCTTGAATAACTGTGTCACCAGATGTTACGAAGTCGGCATCACATTCCTGTGCTGCCATTTTCGGACCAAGTAAACTATCTTGTTTATCTCTCCACTTTTGGTCTCTTTCTGGATGTATATCCCATTTTAATTTTATCGGGTTAAACAATATATCATCTTTTGCAGCTTTATCTTCCGTAGTTGATTTTACCCATGTTTTATAAAAATATCCACCAGCTCCGTTTGGAGTAGAAAGCATTAAACAACTACCACCAGTTGCCAATGTCATCCAAGCAGCAGTCATAGTTTCTTCTATATTATCAATAAATGCAGCTTCGTCAACAATTAAAAGAGAAAGTGCTTCTGAGCGAGATGACGAAGGCTTGCTAGAAATAGCTCTAATGTTTGAACCGTTTTCGAACGTAAGTGAAAGTTTATTATCTTCTATTTCTGCTTCTTTTAACCAAGATGGTAAATTAGAGTGCATAAATTGAACTTTTTTGATTATGTTTCTAGCAGTATCTTTTTTAGTCGCTATAGCCATAACAGAGCTGTCTCTTCTAAACATCATCATCCAAAGTGCATACGCAGCAGCCAATGTACTCAAACCAAGTTGTCTAGATTTAAGTACTATATTATATTCATGTTTAATTAAATCTCTTAAAACATCTTCTTGAAACGGGTAGAGCTCAAAATACACCCTGCCTCGTTTAGGATGTTGTATAAGACAAAATTTCTTAATAAAAAACTCAGGATCTTCTTCACATCTTTTTCTATTAAGTTTAATTGCATCTTTTATATTACTGTTTGTTGCCACTCACATCCTCAATTCTTAAAATTCAATAAGATTATAGTTTACACCTACGCCGATATATGGTGATAATGCACCGTTCAATATAAAAGCATATCCAACACTAAATCCTATACCAAATCTCTTTGGCTTTATTTTCTGCTTACTATATGATCTGAAATGACTAACATTATCATATGGGTTATACGTAGTTATATCTGCATAAGATTCCCATCTTTTGAAAACGTTTTTTCTTTCTCTACCTATAGTTACATCATATCTATTTTTTATATCCAATGAGACTTCAAATAACATCTTACCTAAAATCACATTTCCAAACACCCACACTATAGTGTCTTTATCGTCATATTCATTATACAGTTTAAAATTCTTTTCATATGTATAATATATAGTATCATTAATAATAACCGATCCTATGACCATGTTGTCTAATGAATCCATATACTGTAATAATAAATTAGTTTTAAGTGCCAAAGCATCTTCTAATTGATTATTTCTATTATTTTTCTCTCTCACCAAGTTTTGCAACTGAATTATTGATTCATCTTTTGTGTTTATACTTAGAAGCAAATCTTCGTTCTGTGCAACTATACTATTTATTCTAGCTGTTTGTGAGCCGTTTTTATTTCTTTCAGTTGTAAGCGAGTCAGACAAACCATTTACTAGTGAAGTAGTTGACTCTACTTCCATTCTATATTTTTTCCAATAAGAATAACCAAAATAACCAACAGCCATCAATAAAGCAGCTAATACAATTATAACTATGTTTTTATTTATTTTTACCATGTCTAGTTTTTTTAAATTTAACATTTTCCATCACTGGACTTTTATGTCTTTTGCCACCGGCTTCTATGAAGCCAATTTCATCATAAGTGATTTCTTCTTCATTAGCATCTTTGTCTAAAACTATAATTGAACTTTCACCGGGACTAAATGACGATTCTAAATCTGGGTCTGAATTTGATAAATAATATTCTTTTTTTGTTCTGTCTGAAAATATTGTTAAATCTCCATAACTATCAAGTAAATCTTTTACAATGTCATAGCTAAATTTGCTCATTTCTTCTTTTAGCTGTCTACGTATAGTAGTTCTAAGTTCTTTGTGATCAAATAACTCTTCGTCTTCAGCGCCCAAAGCTAACGAAAATTCTTTTTTTGCTGCTTTCACATCCATATTTAGATCGATGAGATCTTTTTTTATATCTGCTTTTTTAACTGGATCGTCCTCGTCTACAAACTTTTTTCTCACTTGTTGTAATTTCAATTCAGCATCGTGTAATTTGTCAGTTGCTCTTTTTAATTCTCTACTTGTTGGCATATCAAATTCCTATTTCTTCTATATCTATGTTGTTTTTCACGTATAGTCTTTCTTTTAGCTTTTGATAATATTCATCAATCGCTTGTACAACTTGTTCTGGTTTATATGGATTGTCCCAATATTCTAATGAACCATCACTGTTGACATATTCTAATTTTTCTTTACTTAAAGCTTCTTTAACTTCTTCTTTTTCAACTGTCACATCTTTAATAAATGAATCTATGTTTGCTTTAATTTTGTTTTTCTGAAACTCTTCCCACTTACCTTCTACTCTTAACTTGGTTTCGAATGCTATAGAGCAATCCATACATTTTTCATACATCAGATAATATTTTTTATCCAACCGTTTTTTCATAGGTTTATTACAGCTCGGACATATTTTAGTTCCATATAATTCTTCTCTAAGAAAATCCAATTTCCCATGCTTTACTCTATATCCATCTTTTTGTTCCCATGTTCTACCGTCATCGTCAATCCATTTTTCACCGATCTCTCGCTTGGCGGTATCTTGCACGGGTGACCAACCAACAGTATTTTTAGTTTGTGACTTGTGAGTACCATCAAGCATCTGCTTAACAGCTTTAACGTTTTGCAACTTACTAGCTGCTTTATCTTTTTTACCCTTCATTTGGTTGCTTCGTCTTCTGTTCTGCGCCTTTAAAAGTTATTTTCAATATTCTAGAATATGGAATTTCGACAATGTCACCATCTCTATTTAAAGCTTTCACAATTTCATCACCTTCAATCATACCTTCTTGTTTGTATATATCTCTTGGTACGATATACCACTGATTTCTATAATTAATGTAAGCATCTCTATTAAACTTAAGAATTCTTTGGATTTTCTCTTTTCTTATTCTTACTCTTGGATCAATTTCAGCTTCAGGTTCTGTACTTTCACCTTCTTCTTCGCCATCAACGGGCTCTTCTGGTTTTTCTTCTTCACCACCTTTTGCATCTACTGAATCAGGATCAACATCTGGCAATTCACTATCAAATGATTGTTCACCATCTGGATCAGGCGCTGGTTCTTCAGGTGCGGCTTCAGGAGCAGGTGCTTCAGGAGCAGGTGCTTCAGGTGCCGCTTTTGGTTCTGGAGCTGGTGCTTCTGGTTCTGGAGCTTCTTCTGGTTCAGCTTTTAGTTCGTCTTCTTCTTCAGGAGGTGGTGCTTCATTAAGCTTGTTAGTCCATTCCAATATCAATTTGTAGTTGCTTTTATTTTTCTTCATCATTTTTTCCTAAAAAATTCTTTTATATAAATATTAATATTAAATTGATTAAGCATACTTTAACATGCCAAGTATTTGGTTTATTGGTGCAAATTTACCCGTAAGCTTATAAAGTTTATCATTATGTACGAAAACTATGCCTTCTGTTGGTGTAGATTCGGC